TGATGCCATGAAGGTGTCCGGGATCGCTAACTGAAGAAGTGGCTGTGTGCGTGTGGCTAACTACAGCAGCATCGGCAGAACCGCCCGTGGCCCCGGCTGTAAATCCACTACCATCACCAACCAAAACCCTGCCAGCACCGTAAGCAACCCATGTACCAAAGCCAAATAAAGTATTAGGATTTGTGCTGACAGTACTGCTGTAAATTGAACCTACCGGATAAAGAGCCTGTAATGCAGCCTGTACAAACGCAGTGGTTGAAATCTGTGTTGAGCTTGTGCCGTAAGAAGCTGTTGGAGCAGTAGGTGTTCCAATCAAAGCAGGTGAATTTAAATTAGCTTTTGTTGCAATAGCGGTAGCAATATCATTAAATTCAATATCAATTTCTGTTCCTTTGACAATTTTTAATGGATTGCCAGAAGAAAGACTATCTTTACTGGTAAAGTTTGTACTTTTTACATAGTCTGTCATAATAATTCCTTATGTTAACTTGCCGTTTTTAGCTTGAATTTCAATTTTTTGAATGCTTAAAGGTGTTCCATTAATATCTGATTCATAGCCTGTCTGTATAACTTTACCGGAACCTGTTGGATATACCTTTAAAGTTTGAAGAGACACGCCTCCTGAATATTCCGCAGAAGTGTTATACTCTGCTATTCCATAGTAAAAAACACCTTGTTCTGGAATTAAACTATTAGCAGAATAGTAGTTATTACTAAAATCATATCCCCATTTAGTTGTTACGTACTGATTAGCGCCCCCAATAACAACAACTGATAGTCGCTTAAGAATAGAAGCAATTGAAGGAGTGCCTAAATCTGTATGATTAGTAAAATATTGAAAACGATAAGAAGAACCGTTATCTTGATAATTGGTGTATTTACCAATGTATCCTGCTTTTCCTATAAGCATTGATCCATCAACTCGTTGACAAAAACATTGTGGTTCAATTGAATCCCAGATTGTTATTCTTGACGAGCCGTCTTGTAACGATGCTTTAGTGTCAAAGCAATACACTATCTTTGTTGTCGGTAAAGTAAGAAGATAAAAACCTTCTATTGGATTATAAACAGATTTTATATTTTCTTTATTTTCGCTTGCGACAGCATTCATCAAATCGGTACGAACATTCTTAGACAGATCACGCAAAGGAGCTGACTTTTCTTGAATAGTTCGCATAATACTACGCACACCTGTTTCAGACAAGAAAATAATATCTGAGCCAGTATTAACTACAGAGTCTCTAGCAATACAGCCAATATTTTCTATGGTATCATGTAACGACATTGTTCCCGGAGATTGTGCTCCTTGATAGATTAAAATATTTCTATACCCAAAAATAAATAAGAAACCATTATGAGCGCCTAATGCTACAATAGTATCGCCTCCATTGGGCCAAACTGTTGTAGTGTCAAGAGATCCGGCTGTGCCTGAATTCCATTTCTGAGGAATAAGAGTATCTGACCATTTAACAGTTGCTTTATCAGTTGTAGTATCAGCAGTCCACAGACGACCATAAGCACTCAAGACAATATTAGCTTCCTGAACTGTTCCGTTATATCCTGTTTCCTGATCAAGACGATAATACTGAGTAGTAGAATCATTAGGAGAAAACCCAATAGGTGTATGCCCTCGTTGGAAAAAATAGATATCACCGGCAAGAAACGCTGTAGACCAGTTATCTCCTGTGATTGTTGGTGCTGTTCCCGCTCCATTAAACGTTAACTCAGATAACACCCCTCCTGATAGTTTAAATAGTTTATTATTTCCAGCACAAAGCGTGTAAGAGGTTCCGTCAAGATCAATCAATTCAGTTATTGTTTTAATATTAGCTGATCCTAATTCAGTAATACTTTCGTGCTGTGGCTCCCATCCTTTTCTAGCACCGATACGACCATATTTATCTATTACACAGTTATTAGCTGTTAACGCATATCCTGAAGCAAGATCCAAAGAACTATCCTGAGTATTTAACCCATAAAAGCCGGGAGCAGTAATGGAATATACTTGGAGTTGTTGTGCCATTATATAGCCTCAAAAGAATCATTCTCTGGCGATCTTGCCAGCTCAAGAGAAATCAAATCAGCCATAGCAGCTTTAGCTAGAGCATATGCTTCAGAACTATTTAAACCACCATCTTCACCGCGCTCCACCAAAGCACGGGCATAAGCATTCAGTACGATAGGATCTTTAGCTAGTTTTGTAGTATCCCCATCGTTTACAAAATCATTTTCAGGAACAATTAGACTAAACCTAATGTTATATACTTTGTCTGGAACAGGCCATAGCTTAACTTGCGTGTCTCCATTAGAGTCTACACCTTGCATGGTATAGTACATCGGCATGGCCTGTGTTGGAGATTGTGCTGCATAATAAAACTTATCATGATCAGAATGCGATAAGGGAGTAAGATTATAGTAATCTGTTGTGTTGATTACATCCATAATCTTAAAACGCCTGCCCGCATTAGTTATACTATAGTCTCCTACTTGTCCAGCAACAGTATTGAAAGAAACTGCTTGATTAAAAGCGTCCCAGTCATACGCATCAGAGATTTGTCTCTTAGCATCGTTAACAAATTTACCTACCAAAGCTGATAGAGCATTTTCACTAACGGCAGTAACTTCCTGCTCGCGCAAGCGAACCAAAACCTCGTTGACAATATCAATATATGTAGACAGTGCCATGATTATTTACGTTTCTTGGATTTGCCTGCTTCGCTCAAAGCAATAGCAATGGCTTGTTTCTGAGAAGTGACTGGCGGGCCTTTCTTACTCCCTGAATGCAACTTACCTTCTTTCCATTCAGTCATAACTTTAGAGATTTTCTTCTGACCAGCGGTAGGTTTTTTCATAGTTATTCCTTAGATGTTTTCTTAATACGTGTTTTATTCACAGGTTCAAAACGAATCTGATTATCCTTGTTTACATCCTTCTGTTCTTCTTCATCAATACGGACATAACCAGAATGTCCTTCCATTGATTTAATATCATGAGAAAGAGTAAACTCTACTGTATTGCCACTTTGTAAACAACGATAAACTGCCATTTTATTCTCCGTAGAAAAACTCCCCCACCTTTTGAGTAGGGGAGTTATCTTACTTAGGCCGGTACAGCCAAAGCAAAAGCGGAGCTTGCAGTAGCAGCGCCAGCGGTTGCAGAAGTACGCATTGCCTGAACACCGTAGATGGTGTCAGAAGTAAACAGAGTACCGAGGTATTCTTGTTTGTATTGCGTCTGTGCACGAACGCCTTGTTGCTCAACCAGAACCATCGAATCACGATGACCCATCAAGCAAATACGGTCAGCACCGCTGTTGCCAGCGCCAAAGTCAGCATTGGTGCTGACAAACACAGGCATACCATACAGGTTACCGATTTCGCCATTGCGGATAGTATTGTTGCTACCAGCATCACCAACGAAAGCCTGTTCTGTATAACGTGCCAGACCCATCAAAGTATTACGGCTTGACGGGGGGATCAGGAAGAAACGACCATCCATAGGGACATCGTTGTCGTCCAGACGCTGAATGGTACGGCGAATAGCCGCATCAGTCAGAGCAGCAGCGTTAGAGGTAGAACTGTTATAAGCAGTAGAACCATCAGAGCCGATATAAGCCTTGGTGCTAGCAGCAGAAGTTGCATAGTCGTTAGTACCGACAGTAGCGCCATTGAAAGAACGGCCCAGACGCACCAGATCCGTATCCACCTGACGAGCCAGAGCGTAACCGGCATCATCAGTATAGAACGAACGCAGGCTGGTCAGAGCTTGCACTTCAACGATGTCCTCAATCAAGCGGCTATATTCATAGTGCTTGTTGATAGACACTTGCACTTCACCTTCGGTGTTAACGATCAATGTAACAGCGTTAGTAGCGCCTTTGGCGGAAGCAGAACCACGGGTGGGGCTAGGAATGTGAACGGTGTCACCTTTCTTGCCTTTGAAGTTCATGCGCTTAATCAGGTTAGCGATAACCAGATTCTTTTTGTATGCCGCAACGATCTCGTCCGACCACAGCTTGGGAATAAAATTAGCTGCGGTAGTGGTAGTCGTATTATTGGCTGGGGAAAATGCAGTAGCCATTTAATTACTCCTAAAAGTTAAAATTAACGAACACGATCCTCGTTATAAGCCTGCATGATTTCGTCAGCAAGCATCTCATAACGCTGAGGATCAGTCATCTTGAGCCGAATAAGGTCGGCACGTCGATAGATACGTTTAGATGATTCTCCGGTTCCTCCTGTATCAACACTAGCAGCTTTAAGGTTCTGTTTACGAGCATTTTCACCCGCAGTTTCAGTTTGTTTAGCTTTAATGCCTTTTAGTGCTTTGTACGTTGAAAGAAGTTCATTAGCTGCATCAAAATCAAATTCAGCATCAGCCTTTGTGTAAAGACCAATACGAACCGGTGATTCTTTAATCCATTCTGCAAAACTGGGGTCTTTAACGACATCAGTATAATCAGGGTGGGTTGTTGATAGCTTTTGCTGAATTTGCATCCTTTTGAAATCTTGGGCAGCTTGACGAGCTGCTAAGACATCGGGATGAGATTCAACTGTTTTTTGAACTGCTTTCTGAGGATTTTCAAAGAAATCAACCTCAGTCTCCGCTGGTGTATCTTGAATTGTCTTGTCGAGGTTTTTCTTAATAAGCTCATCTGTCAGTTTTCGGATTTCTCCTACTTCCTGAGCTTGCCTACCAATTAGCTTTTCTGCTTCTTGGTGCATTTTGATCACATCGTCCAGAGATTTGTTCCGGTATTTCTCCGGGATATCTGAAGCTACAGGATTTTCTTCCTGCTGTGGTTCAATAATAGATTCAATCTCACTAAGATTCTCGTCTTCGGTATCAATCAACATACTTGTCTCCTTGTTCCTGCCCTTATCTTAGGGTTTTAGGATAATAAAATGAACTCGACTATTCGTTTATGAGTTCGCTTTTTGCTCCGCTTTTAATTTTTCACGATGTATACGATCAAACTTGTTTGCCGCACCCGGAAAAGATCCAGACCATCCTTCAAGTTTAATAGCAGGAGCTGATAGAGCACGGAAAGATTCCTTACCGCACCCACAAAGTACACTTACCGTCTCATAATCAGTAAGTGCATCTGTTCTGTGTCCGTTTTCACAGACATATTCATATATTCTTTTCATTTAATTCCTCGTACGCTCTTTCGCTGACCTGTTTTAAGGTTTGTAGCCACGTAAGGATGGATAATTCACCTTTTTTAAAAGACAAATCTTCCCCATCTTGAATAACTGATATATTATGAAGACTTTTTATCATTTTGTCAATATCTTCTTGCAAATCTTTCCAACCTTTTGTTCCCATCATGGAAAAACGCTCTTCATAATAACTCTGTAGTTCTTTATCCATTATTTAAACCTATCTATCAAAGAATCAACAATTGGTTTTGATAACTCATTTGGCAATTTAGAGATAATGTCCAAGAACCAGATGAAAACCATCCCGTAGCAGAACAATTTAAACCATTGTTTGAAACCATCAATAATCTCTTTAGTTAAGAAGTCCTTGAGTTTCACCGTCCACAACCCGTAGCCGAGCAGAACGAAATAGCTTCCCATGCTGCCCAGCCAATAAAGATGCTGACAACAACAACCACTCCAATGACAAGCATCAACTCATTCATTTCTTCTTCTTTGCGCTTGCGCTTTGCCTCGGCAATGCTGTCTTTCTGAGCCTGTACTGCGTTGGCAGCTTCCATTTCGCTGGCTCGCTTCTTGATGTTCTGCCAGATGTCCATGTTGTTAGTGCTGAAGAACAAGCCTTGCAGTTCCTGCTCAAAGTCTCTCTGTGCTTTAAGGGCCAGTTCGATCTCAATAGCCTTTCCCATCGCAGAACCACCAGACTTCTTGGCCTGCTGAACTGCCTTGGTAGCTGTGTGCTTGGCCTCAAAGTATTTACCAATCATTGGTCCAAGCGAGGCAACATCATCCACCGTAGCGGATGCCTTCTTGATAAGAGCAACTGCGGACTGTACTGCTGCAAGGGCTGAGACTGGATCAATCATTTTCCATACACTCCCAGCTTTGCAGAGATGCCTACAATGATCAGGCCAGTGATGATGACCAGCAGTCCCCACACACCTTTCTTAGCGAT